GCCAGTGTTAGTTGCCGCTGAACAGTCGCCAGTGTTAGTTGCCGCTGAACAGTCGCCAGTGTTAGTTGCCGCTGACCGGTTGCCAGTGTTAGTTGCCGCTGAACAGTCGCCAGTGTTAGTTGCCGCTGAACAGTCGCCACACATGATCTGCTGCTCAAGAGACTTATCTATCTTGCTCCAAATCCATTCGATACCACGTTGAATGAACTGAGGAAGCGTTAACTCTGCCTTAATCGTTATGCTGGCGCTGGCGATTTTGGTGTCACCATCTTCTTCGCGGTCAGTAATACCGAAGGAGATGGTTTCTGCAAAGCGGCTGTCTGCAGGAGAGTAATAACTGAAAACATCGAAAGGACATTCACAGGCGTGGAATCCAGAACCGCAAGCCTCCACTTTTCCATCGTGATGGAAGGTCTTGCCAATTTCAAACTGAAAGTCACGGCACTTTAGGTCTTTGTTAAATCCCTTGAATGTCACAATTTCTTTGGTCATGTTGTTATTCCTTAAATTTTGGCAATAAAAAAGGCCGCATTGCGACCTGATTAGATGAGAGGCTTGCTGCCTGAATAATTATCTAGCGGTAATTTGCCCACACTTACGATGGCCAGCCGCGTAAAGTGCTACGTCTGGAAGAAGTACAGATCCTCCTTCAACTTCCTTATGTCGCGTTCCGGCAAGCGAAATGGCTTTGGTAACGCGGTCAATTCTTTTGGCTTTAACCTCATGAGAAGCATCAGGAGCATCGCAGCCAAAAATTGAATCGATGATATTGCAGATGGTGTCGCGCTCTATGGCTAGCTTTCTGCGCCGCTCATGACGGCGAGTTTTAGCATTGCCTGCAAACGTTGACTTCCCGTAGGTGATAACCGTCATGATTTAATCCTCATGTGAAATGGCTTTGGTGTTGCAGATAGCCAGGCGACTAACCCTCACCGCGTACTCATTGCCGAGCGCCTCCGCCGAAGAGGTTGGCTTCTACCTGCAACCCAAACCCATCTCGTTTGGTATTTGTTCGCGCTTTGTCAGCGCATCATCGAAGTTAAAGAGCGTTGCCTTTCCGTTTGGCTACCAGCGTCCTGCTGATGGCTAAACAATACAAAATGTACTTAACATCGTCAATACAAAATGTACTGAAAATTGATAAATAAATACTATGTGTATGAAACTAAATGGAAAAAATATTTTGGTATTAAAAAACCCGCATAAGCGGGCTAGGGGAGTGAATTGTTAGAGGCCTTGCCATTTTGCTTCAATGACAACACCGATAATGCGGCAATTTCCGTTTATGGGGATCATGTGATAGCTGGGGTTTAACGGTTTAAGATATTTCTGTCCAGCGTCAACAATATATTTCTTGAAGGTTGCCTCGTTTTCAGACTCAAGCTTTGCCACCACGAGTCTTCCATTAGTCGGTTCGATAGCCGGATCAACAAGAATTTGCATTCCTTCCGGTATGCTTAATCCTGTAGGAGATGTCATAGAGTCGCCACGAACGGTTAGCCAGAATGACCTTTCGCTTGCATGTGCAGTTGTCTCAGGCCACACCTCTATTTCTCGGAGTTGGTAAGGTTCAACAGCCTCACACCAGTTACCTGCGCTCACCCAGCTAATCAGGGGAAATCTCCTTATTTCTGTGTGTGGACGAGGACTTGAAACATTGTTCAGGTTGGAGTCTGGATAATCAACCATCCCATCAGAACTTAATACTAGCTCCTTCAATCCTAGCTGCTTCATGATCGCTGCAATATCTTCAATACTTGGTTCGCGGCGGCCATTAAGCCAATGACCTATCGCCCCCTGAGTCTTACCGAGAGCTTCAGCAAGTTTATCCTGGGTTAGGCCTATTTGTTTCATTCTGGCTTTCGCCAGCTCATTCCACGGTGTTTTCATGCGCCGATTATTACGAGATGTATTGACTGTGACAACACACATATTGTATTAATTACCTTGCTTTTATTTAGTACGAAATGTATTATTAAGTTACGTACCATCCTGAGGAGATATACCGATGAGCAATCTTCGGAAAATCCGGGAAACCATGAAGGTATCCCAGGCCGTTTTGGCCGAAAAGGTTGGGTGTACTCAGGGAGCAATTGGTCATTACGAATCAGGGCGACGCCATCCGGATTTGAGAATGTGCCGCCAGCTCGTAGAGGCGCTCAACAGTTTTGGCGCGAATGTTCAGCTAGACGATGTGTTCCCACCTGAACTTAATGCTGCCTAAGTAGTACCGCTCTTTACCAATCTGAACCGCCGACAACGCGGTAAATCTATTAAGCGGATTTGCGTGTATTTGCGAATCCAACTCTATCTAATTTCTAAGGAATATTTTGAATGAACGTAGTTGCAACTAAAAGCAAGAAGGCGGCTCGCATTGAGTCCACTTTACTCAACAAGTTAGCCATGATGGGCCAGAAGACATTCGCTAAAGCTATGGGTGTTCCTGAATACCAGGTAAGCCGATGGAAGAACGGTTTCTTCTCTCAGGTCAGCATGATGCTTGCGGTTCTGGAGTATGGAATCGAAGACGAGGAAATGGCAGAGCTCACCAGGCGACTTGCTACCTACCTGACAAAAGAAAAAGCCCCGAAGAACGGCGAATTCTTCGAGGCCTGATGTAGAAAGACTGGATCAATCCACAGGAGTAATTATGACATACGAAAATGACAAATTCCAGGTTCTGAAGAGCATGAAGGTGCCAGATGATTTTAAATCAAATGGCTTTGTTTATGTGCTTTCGAATGAGTGCATGCCAGGAATTTATAAGATTGGGATGACTAAGCATTCACCAGAAGTTAGGGCTAAGGAAATTTCAGCCTCTACTGGCGTTCCTAAACCATTTAAGGTGATAGCAGCCTTTCATTCAAATAATCCCGCAGCAGATGAAAAACTCATTCATAAAGCCTTTGCAAAAGAGAGGCTTAGTGATAATCGAGAGTTTTTCAATCTTGAAGATAATGAGCTTTCTGAATCTCTAAATGAAATAAGGGCGCTGGTTGGCCCTGAAAGAAATGGCGAGACGGCAGAATACGCAATTTACGACTCATTCATTTCTTTCCGCCATGAAAATGAGCTTGATCTTAATGAGGAGCTTATTGAGCAAGGTCTGGGTAGTGTAGTTGGTCATCTTCCTGCGGTGAAAAATTTCCTTATTCGCGCCGGAATTGATTACGCGAAGAAACTGATAAGCAAATATAACTCATCGATAGTTATTAATACAGATGGCAGTGTGGTGATGGTCAAGTCTCTTGAAGCCCAATGCTTTGATGCGGAGGTTGGAAATGAGCCTGGCTGAAGTATTTTACCTGTCGAAGAGTGAACCTGTTGAACAGGAGCGAAGAGTGGCTGATATCGATGATGGTTACACCAGATTCGCTAACGAGCTGCTGGAAGCTATCGCAAGTGCCGATTTAACCGCTCGCCAGTTGAAAGTTATGCTGGCCTACGTCCGGAAAACATATGGCTTCAATAAGAAAACAGATCGAATAGCCGATGAGCAAATTGCTCAGTTAACAGGACTGTCAAGGCAGAATGTTAACAAGGCAAAAAAAGAACTGATTTCAATGAATTGCCTGTTTATGGATGGAAATCAAATCGGTGTAAACAGGGAGGTATCTGCGTGGCAATTCAGCAAGTGTCTCCAAGTTAGCAACTTTGTCTCGAAGTTAGAGACAAAAAATGTCTCCAAATTAGAGACACTCAATGTCTCGAAGTTAGAGACACACAAAAGACATTCTTTAAAGACAAAAGAAAATATTAATAAACCCCCTATATCCCCCAAAAAAAATTCTCAGAAGTTCGACCCGCTAGAAACAGAGTTGCCTGATTGGTTATCGGCAGAAACATGGTTGTCGTGGGTTACCTATCGCAAGGAGATAGGTAAGTCGATCAAGTCTAAGCAAAGCGTCACGCAGGCTATCAACGTTCTAAGCAGAAGTCTGGAGAAGGGATATACACCTGAAGAAATAATAAACCAGAGCATCGCCAGTGGTTGGCAGGGGATTTTTGAACCCAAGACTCCAAAGGGGAAATCTCAACAGAGACCACAGCAGCGAGCTATGCAGGAAAACTTTGCCACCAAGGATTACGGACAAACTGAAATGCCTTCATGGGCGCAGGAGTGAACATGACGCTGGATGAAAAGATCTCCCAACTGGAGAAAAAACTTGCAGAATTGAGTTCTCCGCCAATTGCTATCGAGCATACAGCTGTAGAAATTGGCACTGGCATCTGTGAAAAACATGGTGAGTTTGAGCAGCGTAACCGTTACTCGACTGGGCCAATTAAGTTTGCCTCAAGACCCAGCGAATGCCCGGAATGCATGAGGGATGAGCTTATTGAGCTACAGGCTGAGAAGATTAAAATCGACGAGGCATCACGTAAGCGAAATGTTGAGTTTTTATTGAATAATCTTGATATTCCTGAACGATTCAAGGGATGCACACTGCAGAACTACGAGCCAGTAAACGATGATGCAAAACGAGTGCTCAGGGTATGTCAGGCATACGCCAGTAAGTGGCCTGAGAGGTTACAGAAAGGCGGTGGGCTGGTTATGTGTGGAAAGCCTGGTACTGGAAAGAATCATCTTGCACTGGCTATCGCCAGGCACGCCATTACGGAACATCAAAGCTCAGCTATTTTTACAACGGCGCTGAAAATTGCCAGAGAATACAAATCAACATGGTCGAAAAACTCCACCCGCACTGAGGATGAAGTGATCCGGCAGTTCACTAAACCTGACCTGCTAATTATCGATGAGGTTGGTGTGCAGTTTGGAAGCGAGGCGGAAAAGATGATCATGTTCGAGATTATCAATACCCGCTATGAGCGCATGAAACCAACCATTCTGATAAGCAACCAAAGCAAGGATGAGCTTTCTGCTTTTATTGGTGAGCGAGTTATAGACCGCATGAACGATGGAGGAGGATGCACACTGGCTTTCACATGGGATAGCTACAGGAGCAAATCGTGAAAGACAAAGGCCAAATGCGAGGTATAGCAGCTTTCGTTGCAACTAATCCGGGGTGCTTTTGCCATGAGGTTATAGCAGGAACCGGCATTCAGAAGTGCGCAGTTACATCTGCCCTAATCAAGCTGGTAAAACGCGGGACCATATGGAGGGTTGGTAATCCAAAGCATTACCGGTACTTCATAGCCACCAAGGCCGAAGTAATTGTGAATGATATGGCTATTAAGCCAGGAGACTACGACCACGATAGGCCAAATCCTTTGAGTGCCATGTTCAACCAGAAGCTACGTGAGGTTAGACGATGACCATCTACATCACTGAGTTGGTAACAGGCCTGCTGGTAATCGCAGGCTTTTTTATTTGGGGGAGAGGGAAATGAACGATAGCTACCGACAATTCGAAGAGTGGTGGTCAAAATACAAAAGCCCGTTCACGGAAGACGACGGGTTAAAAGAGTTTGCCTGGGTGATATGGCAGGCATCACGCACGGATATTGAACTGGATATCGACTGGCCTGAAGCGAATGACGATACATGGAAGGATGGCGAAGATGGGGCTTATGCTATGGGCCATGAGGATGGGAAGGACAAAACGGCAATTGCAGTGATGAAAGCCATCCGCGCCGCTGGAATCAAAGTGAAGGAGTGAGTATGAGCGAGAAGACAATAACTCTAACGCGTAGACAATATCGACATCTTTGTGACGCACTGATCAACGCCGTAAACATGGGGCCGCAATTCCTGGCCATCACCACAGATGGAAGTGAAATGTCAGACAAGGCTTTCTATCAGGCTCAACTGTTGCGGCAGGCTATTGAGCGTCAATTAAAGGTATCTACAGATGAGAGGTGAGTATGCAGGAGTTTATTCTGCACGAAACTAATAAATCGCAATTCTGGTTAGTTCTGAAGCAAATCCTCTCTACCGGCAAACGCTGGCGCATAAAAATCTCCGAGTACCGCGAAAAGCGATCTCTACCTCAAAACAGCCTCTTGTGGAAATGGAACACGGAAATAGCGGAGCAGTTGTCTGCTACAGGCGTTGACCATTTTACCGAAGAAGAGGTCCACGAATGGCTCAAGGACATGTACTGCCCGGCAAAGCCGGTAACGGTATTTGGCATGACGCGTTATGTAAAGTCTACAAAGCAACTGGATATCGGAGAGATGCACAAATATCTGACAGATATTGACCAGTGGGCGCATCAGAAGGGACTGCGGCTGACCATTCCTGACAATTGCGAGTATCGGGATCTTAAGGAGAGGCAATTAGAGTGACGATTAAATCAAACACCCCATCACACGACAAAGACTGCTGGCAAACGCCGATTTGGCTTTTTGATGCGCTGGATATTGAGTTTGGATTCTGGCTGGATTCGGCGGCGAGCGACAAAAATGCTCTGTGCGCTCACTGGCTAACTGAGGCCGACGACGCGCTAAATTCTGAGTGGATAAGCCACGGTGCAATCTGGAATAACCCACCGTACAGCAATATCAGGCCGTGGGTGGAAAAAGCCGCTGAGCAGTGCATACAGCAGCGACAGACGGTAGTGATGCTTGTGCCAGAGGATATGTCTGTCGGATGGTTCAGCAAGGCGCTGGAGAGCGTTGACGAAGTTCGCATTATCACTGATGGGCGGATTAATTTTATCGAACCATCAACAGGACTGGAGAAGAAGGGTAACAGCAAAGGCTCCATGCTACTGATTTGGCGACCATTCATCAGCCCTCGCAGGGTGATAACTACTGTATCTAAACATGCTCTGATTGCGATGGGGCAGGGTGTCAGGAGTGCCGCATGAAATACTGCTACCGATGCGGAGAAAGCAAAGACGATTATCGATTCCGGCCAAATCAACCTTATTGGCACCAATGGTGTATCAGATGTGAGCGGTCGCCAGTAGGTAATTTCCCGCTTCCAGAGACGAAGGAGGACGTATGGCACGACAGCGACGAAGCATCACCGACATAATCTGCGAAAACTGCAAATACCTTCCAACGAAACGCTCCAGAAATAAACCCAAGCCAATCCCAAAAGAATCTGACGTAAAAACATTCAATTACACGGCTCACCTGTGGGACATCCGGTGGCTAAGACATCGTGCGAGGAAATGACAATGGGTTATTCACAGTTAAGTGATTTTGAAATTAACCGAATGGTAGGAGACATAATTTTTAAAGGCCTTTGGGCATGTAAGCCGGAAACGTCAGGGAATAACACCAACAAATGGTATTACGGAAACGCTGATACAACTTTTGAGCCATTAAACCATTTACCTGACTACTGCAATGATCCGAGTGCCTCATGGCCGATTATTGAGAAACACAGGATTTCTATCTTAGACCAGTTAACTGAATGGTGTGTGGATGCAAAAGGCGTAAGCCCAATATTTGATACCAGACCTCTCCGCGCCGCCATGATTGTCTTTCTCATGATGCAGGACGCCAATAATGCTTAGCCCATCCCAATCCCTTCAATACCAGAAAGAAAGCGTCGACCGAGCTTTAACGTGCGCTAACTGCGGTCAGAAGCTTCATGTGCTGGAAGTTCACGTGTGTGAGCACTGCTGCGCAGAACTGATGAGCGATCCGAATAGCTCAATGTACGAGGAAGAAAACGATGAATAACGTCAAGTCATATTCACCCAGAGAGCAGGACTACATCAGGCGTGTAGCTGGTAAGGTTCCTGCAGACGTTATGGCTGCAGCGCTTGGAAGAACCAGAAACAGCCTGGTTAACTGGGCTAATCGCCATGGAATAAGCCTGAGAGTTCCTTATGGAATACTTAAAAAGCACTGGCCTGAATATGCTGAAAAAATGACAAAAGGTGGACGCAATGGCGCTAAAGAGAGATAAGTTTGATGACGTTTTCTCCCAACTGGTTAGGGAGCGAACGGACTGGCAATGCGATTACTGCGGACGATCATTTCACCACGAAAGACAAAAACTCCACTGTTCCCACTTCAAATCCCGACGACACAAAGCCACCAGATACCATCCCTATAACGCCTTCGCCCACTGCGTTGGCTGTCACCGAAAACTTGAAGAAGACCCATACGAATTCACCGCGCATGCGGAGATTGTCTATGGGGAGATGACAATAGAACGTGTAGCGCGTCTGGCGTGCGTTCCTGTGCGATTAAAGCCGTGGCAGATGGAAGAGCTATACCAGCATATGAAAAGCGAACTGAAGCGGTTACAGGAACTAAGGTCGCATGGTGTTACAGGGCGCATCGATTTCACATTGCCAGACTGGTATCAGGACGGAATTCAACTCCGCATGGGGGAATCTCAATGTGCAGCATAACCAGCATTAACCATGCAAAACAGCAGCGTGAACGTGACGAAGCTGAATTGCGCAGCATCAGAGAGATGACGGAGCAACATCAGAAGGCAATGAATTATCTGCATGATCGAGAGCGCGAACTGGTGAACCGGCTTGGATTGAACAAGCCGTCGGGAGGCAATGCTGCATGAGTATACGAGAATTGAACCTCACTAAAGAGCAGCATGACTGGCTTAATGGGTGGCTTGAGCTATGGGGGGCATGGGTTTATTCAGGAAGACTCGAAAAACGCATGAGCAGCGTTATAGCGCAGTTTATGGAGAGGGTAGAACCATCAAGAGTGATGACAAGGCCAATGTGCAATGATGATGACGGAATGTTGATTTCTCAGGTCGTAGATTCCGTTATGCGCATCGACACAAAGGCCTTTGGCATTCTGCTTAGCTATTACGCACATGGTTCCTCTAAGTACGCCATATCATCCTACTATCACAAGACTGCAAGTCCCCGCAAAATGTCAGGCCGCGGCGGAGAAAGGATGCGCAAGCCATCTCTTATTACCTGTCGGAGAGAAGTAGATGACGTACTCAAGGCATCCCTGTTCATGCTTTATCAACCGATGCTAAATGCCTTCAATAGTCGTAAACGTGTGGATAAAATTAAACATGTTGCATAGATTGTGTTGACATCCATGAGCAAATGAGCAATCATAAGCGAATAAGCTGCCGTTAGTGACTCTTAAGTTGCAACGGTGGCTTTTTTTATTTGGGTCAGTCGTATAAAGGTCATTACGGAAGGCTGTTAACCTTCTTATCGTGGTTCGAGTCCACGCTGTCCCGCCAGACATGCTGGTTTAGCTCCAATGGTAGAGCAGTCGCCTTGTAAGCGAATGGGTAGCGGTTCAAGTCCGTTAACCAGCACCATAACTGAGCCGTAGCCACTGGCTATCCTGAATTCATCAGTGATAGTTACGCTGCGGCCTTCTACACATGACCTTCGTGAAAGCGGGTGGCATGAGGTTGCGCTAACAACCTCCTGCCGTTTTGCCCGTGCATATCGGTCACGAACAAATCTGATTACTAAACACAGTAGCCTGGATTTGTTCTATCAGTAATCGACCTTATTCCTAATTCAATAGAGCAAATCCCCTCAATGAAGGGGTAGAGCATGTACCGTATGGACAAAATCAGAGAATGGTTCAGTTACAGCTTCGGAGGACTGACTGCGATGGGTGGCATTCTCTCCCTGAATGACTGGGCTGTAATCATTGGTATTCTTTGTACTGTCGGCACATTTGGCATCAACTGGTACTACAAACGCAAAGAGCGTGAGGACAGATTGAATGGCAATGTCACCGGCACTACGAAATAGCGTAATAGCGGCGATAAGTGGCGGGGCTATTGCTATAGCATCTGTGTTAATCACTGGCCCCGGTGGTAACGATGGTCTGGAAGGTGTCAGATACAAACCATACAAGGACGTAGTTGGTGTATTGACTGTGTGTTATGGCCACACCGGAAAAGACATCATGCTCGGTAAAACGTATACCGAAGCAGAATGCAAATCCCTCCTGAATAAAGACCTAGCTACTGTCGCCAGACAAATTAACCCGTACATCAAAGTCGATATACCGGAAACAACGCGCGGCGCTCTTTACTCGTTCGTCTACAACGTGGGTGCTGGCAATTTCAGAACATCGACGCTTCTTCGCAAAATAAACCAGGGCGATATCAAAGGCGCATGTGATCAGCTACGGCGCTGGACATACGCTGGCGGTAAGCAATGGAAAGGGCTGATGACTCGCCGCGAGATTGAGCGTGAAGTCTGTTTGTGGGGGCAGCAATGAGCATGATTTGCTTTTTCATGGCAGCGTTGCTCGCATTCAATGGCAACGATGCGTGGCCGTGGTTTCTGGCCGTTGGGGTGTTGATGTCATGAGTCGGTTAACCGCGATTATCTCCGCTCTGGTTATCTGCATCATCGTCTGCCTGTCATGGGCTGTTAATCATTACCGTGATAACGCCATCGACTACAAAGACCAGCGCGATAAAGCCACATCTATCATCGCTGACATGCAGAAGCGTCAACGTGATGTAGCAGAACTTGATGCCAGATACACAAAGGAGCTTGCTGATGCTAACGCGACTATCGAAAGTCTTCGTGCTGATGTTTCTGCTGGTCGTAAGCGCCTGCAAGTCGCCGCCACCTGTGCAAAGTCAACGACCGGAGCCAGCAGCATGGGCGATGGAGAAAGCCCAAGACTTACAGCAGATGCTGAACTCAATTATTACCGTCTCCGAAGTGGAATCGACAGGATAACCGCGCAGGTTAACTACCTGCAGGAGTATGTCAGGACTCAGTGCCTGAAGTGATTCGTCAACCAATAAACAGAACAGCCTGACTTCGGTCGGGCTTTTTTATACCCAAATTTCACCGCGCATTCTCGTGCGCATATCAACCAAGAGCCTTTCGGGGTAGAGCTTGAGATAGGGCAGTGGTAACGCTGACCGCTCTTGGGCTGCCCGTATCTACGAGAACAGGCTCAACCACCAAAAGGTATCAGCGAAATGAAATCATTAACCCTCTTCAATCAACCAATCCGTGTCGGTGAAGACGGCATGATCTGCCTCACCGATATGTGGAAAGCCAGTGGCAAAAGTGATGCTGAATCTCCGTACCACTATCTGCGAAACAAGCAGACCAAGGAGTTCCTAGCCGAATTGAAGAAAAACCACGAATCTGTGGTTTTAACGACGCGCGGCGTACACGGCGGAACCTATGGCGGTAAATTTGTTGCTTACGATTATGCGGCCTGGTTAAACCCCGGGTTCAAGTACGCGGCCTATAAAGTCCTCGATGACTACTTCACCGGAGAGCTTCATCATCGCAACAGCTTAAGTGCGCAGCTCAACATGAAATGTCATGAGTTTGACCAGAAGAAAGACATGGCGAGCTTCTGCGGACAAGGCCTCGCGGCATGGCGCTACACGAAGCCTGGTTTGATCGCTGAGATTAACACCCTGGCTAACCAGCTGCAGATTACGATCCCTGGGCTGCCAGGATGAGTAATCGCGTCATTGAATGCGCCTCCAGAGCGGGGCGCGACTTCTCAGAGTTCATGAATGGCGAGAAGGGCATGATGGAAGCGTTGGCCTCGGTGGATGAGTTTGGCGAGCAGCTGCGCCTCAACGGCTGTGTCAATCATCACTTTGTCAGCTACATGATGCGGAACTCGATCATGCAGGCATTCATGGACATGGCAAAAGCCGAGAAGAAAGAAGAGCGCCGGCGTAAACGAGCGGAAGCAAAAGCGAAGTAGCCATTACAAAGCCTATCTACGGGTGGGCTTGATAATGAAACCTGAGTTTATTTCCTGTCAAACAATATTCAATTAGCAGCAGTGCAGCTAAACAACCCAAGCCAGTAAGTGGGGAAATAACACTGGCAGCCACTGAAAGATGAACCTCCTGCCTTATGGCAAAAAAGATTCTTTGTGGTGGCGGACTGATGGAAAGACATCCTAATCAAGCAACCACTCCATAGGGTCATAATTATGAACGACCAGCAAATCGAAAAAGAAATCGTTGAGAAAGGCAAAACGGCACCGCGAATCACCCCGCAGCACATCGAAGACGTGATTAAAAGCGAGCATTACTTTACTGCTTATGATGGACGAAATGGTGCCATTTCCAGCAACGAATATTGTGGCAGGGAAAAACCAGAAGAAGGCGATCGTGATTTATCACCATTGAAGCTGCTCACTTTCTGCGTACTGGTGCTGAAGAATGGCTTCACCGTCACCGGAGAGAGTGCCTGTGCAAGCCCTGAAAACTTTGATGCAGAAATTGGTCAGAAGATTGCCCGGCAAAATGCTGTAAACAAAATCTGGATGCTCGAAGGTTACTTGCTGAAGCAGAAGCTAAGCGAACAGTAGTTATTACAAAAGCCATTCCCTACAGAGTGGCTTTGATAATGGCTTATACCCTACACGGGATAACTTAACTGATATCCCTTTTAACGGATAAACGGAGCCAACAATGGCAGAGATTATTCCCATGACTGAAGAACAGAAATTCCAGTTAGAGATTTACAAACTGGTCATGAACCAGAACGCAGCCGCAGAAGAAGTATTTCAATTCATCGGCACTGATGAGCTGAAGCTTGAGTTATTCAAGATTCACTTCCAGTCAGGCGGCGCTAATTCTGATATCACGACCCGCACTATCGAAGCGGTGCGTAAATCGAAGGAAGCGTTAGACCTGTTCACTACCGGAGCATAAACATGGCGCGCCCAACGAAGTATCAAGAGGCGTATGCCGAACAGGCACGCAAACTGTGCTTGCTGGGCTATACAGACGCCGAACTCGCGGACTTCTTTGAAGTTAGCGAGGCAACAATCAACAATTGGAAATTGGAATATCCGGAGTTTTTAGAGTCCATAAAAAAGGGTAAGTCCGTCGCTGATGCAGAAGTTAGTGATCGTCTTTATCAACGCGCTATGGGCTTCGTGGCTCCAGACATCGATATTCGTGTTATTGAAAACAGAATTGTCGAAACTCCTCTTGAGAAGTATTACCCGCCTGATACAACAGCTGCCATCTTCTGGCTTAAGAACCGACAGAAGGATAAATGGCGCGACAAGGTTGATCACGAGCTAACAGGCAAAGACGGCGGCGCAATCCAGATTGAAACATCACCGATGAGCACTCTATTCGGAAAATGACCTCGATTAATCCTATCTTTGAACCGTTCATTGAGGCGCATCGCTACAAAGTCGCCAAAGGCGGTCGAGGTAGCGGTAAGTCATGGGCAATCGCAAGGCTGCTTGTTGAAGCGGCGCGTCGGCAGCCGGTGCGCATCCTCTGTGCTCGTGAACTGCAAAACAGTATCAGCGATTCGGTAATCCGACTGCTTGAAGACACCATCGAGCGTGAAGGGTATTCGGCTGAGTTTGAAATTCAGCGTTCAATGATTCGTCATCTCGGAACGAATGCTGAATTCATGTTCTACGGCATAAAAAACAACCCGACTAAGATTAAATCGCTCGAAGGTATTGATATCTGCTGGGTGGAAGAAGCGGAAGCGGTAACGAAGGAATCATGGGATATCCTGATACCAACCATCCGCAAGCCGTTTTCCGAAATATGGGTGAGCTTTAACCCGAAGAACATACTCGACGATACCTATCAGCGATTCGTCGTAAATCCTCCCGATGATATTTGCCTGCTGACGGTGAACTACACCGACAACCCGCACTTTCCTGAAGTTCTCCGTCTGGAGATGGAAGAGTGCAAACGCAGAAATCCGACACTGTATCGTCACATCTGGCTTGGTGAGCCAGTGAGCGCAAGTGATATGGCAATCATCAAACGTGAATGGCTTGAAGCCGCAACCGATGCGCACAAGAAACTCGGATGGAAAGCGAAAGGCGCTATTGTCTCTGCGCATGATCCATCAGATACAGGGCCAGATGCTAAAGGTTATGCATCGCGTCACGGTTCGGTAGTTAAGCGCATTGCCGAAGGTCTGCTGATGGACATCAACGAGGGTGCTGACTGGGCTACTTCGCTGGCGATTGAAGACGGCGCTGACCACTACCTGTGGGATGGTGATGGTGTTGGTGCCGGGCTACGCAGACAGACAACGGAAGCGTTCTCCGGCAAGAAAATCACCGCCACGATGTTCAAGGGCAGCGAATCGCCATTCGATGAAGATGCGCCGTATCAGGCCGGAGCATGGGCTGATGAAGTCGTGCAGGGAGACAACGTTCGCACTATTGGCGATGTGTTCCGCAATAAGCGAGCGCAATTCTATTACGCGCTGGCTGACAGGCTGTATCTGACATATCGGGCGGTTGTCCACGGTGAGTATGCAGACCCCGACGACATGCTGAGTTTCGACAAAGAAGCGATAGGCGAGAAGATGCTGGAGAAGCTGTTTGCAGAACTGACGCAGATTCAGCGCAAATTCAATAACAACGGGAAGCTGGAGCTAATGACTAAGGTCGAAATGAAGCAGAAGCTCGGTATTCCATCTCCTAACCTGGCTGATGCGCTGATGATGTGTATGCATTGCCCGGCATTGGTCCGCGAAGAAACAGAAATATACGTTCCCTCATCCTCCGGTTGGTAAACATGGCAGAGACATTAGAGAAAAAACATGAGCGGATCATGCTCAGGTTTGACCGCGCCTATTCTCCACAGCAGGAAGTGCGCGAAAAGTGCATTGAAGCTACGAGGTTTGCTCGTGTCCCCGGAGGTCAATGGGAAGGAGCAACGGCGGCTGGAACTAAGCTTGATGAGCAGTTCGAGAAGTATCCTAAGTTTGAAATCAATAAGGTAGCAACTGAACTTAACCGCATCATTGCAGAATACCGCAATAACAGAATCACCGTTAAGTTTCGTCCTGGTGACAGAGAGGCAAGCGAAGAGTTAGCCAATAAATTAAATGGTCTGTTCCGTGCTGACTACGAAGAAACTGATGGCGGTGAGGCTTGCGATAATGCATTTGACGACGCTGCTACTGGTGGTTTCGGTTGCTTCCGTTTGACGTCGATGCTGGTCAATGAATACGACCCCATGGACGATCGTCAGCGCATTGCTATTGAACCAATATACGACCCGTCTCGCTCTGTGTGGTTTGACCCTGATGCTAAGAAGTACGACAAATCTGACGCGTTGTGGGCTTTCTGTATGTACTCACTTTCTCCGGAGAAGTACGAAGCAGAATATGGCAAGATGCCTCCTGCTTCGCTCGATGTAACAACGATGACCAGTTGGGAATATGACTGGTTTGAGTCCGAAGTGGTTTACATCGCCAAATACTACGAGGTTCGCAAGGAATCAGTTGACGTCATCAGCTATCGCCAGCCATTAACCGGGGAGATTGCTACCTACGACAGCGACCAGATCGAAGAGATTGAAGATGAACTGGCTGACGCTGGGTTCGTTGAAGTAGCTCGACGATCTGTGAAACGTCGCCGTGTTTATGTCTCCGTGGTTGATGGTCAGAACTTTCTTGAGAAGCCGCGCCGCATCCCTGGTGAGCATATCCCGCTGATTCCTGTGTATGGCAAGCGCTGGTTCATTGACGATATCGAGCGAGTCGAAGGTCATATCGCAAAAGCGATGGACCCGCAGCGCCTGTACAACCTTCAGGTGTCGATGCTGGCTGATACAGCAGCGCAAGACCCCGGGCAGATTCCTATCGTTGGTATGGAGCAAATCCGAGGCCTTGAAAAGCACTGGGAGGCTCGCAACAAGAAACGACCAGCATTCCTTCCGTTGCGTGAGGTGAAGGATAAAGCCGGGAACATTATCGCCGGAGCAACGCCAGCAGGTTACACGCAGCCAGCAGTCATGAATCAGGCTCTGGCTGCGTTACTGCAGCAGACCAGCACAGACATTCAGGAAGTAACTGGCGGTAGCCAGGCAATGCAACAGATGCCGAGCAACATCGCTCAGGAAACCGTTAACAACCTGATGAACCGTGCTGATATGGCATCGTTCATCTACCTGGACAATATGGCGAAGAGCCTGAAACGTGCCGGTGAAGTATGGCTGTCAATGGCTCGAGAGGTATACGGTTCGGAACGTGAGGTTCGTGTCGTTAACGAGGATGGCACAGACGACATCGCGCTAATGAATGCTCAGGTCGTCGATCGCCAGACTGGGCGAGTGGTTGCACTGAATGACCTCTCAACAGGTCGCTACGATGTCACCGTGGATGTTGGCCCAAGCTATACGGCGAGACGTGACGCAACCGTATCAGTACTGACAAATGTACTTAGCACGATGTTACCGAACGACCCAATGCGCCCTGCTATTCAGGGGATCATCCTGGATAACATCGACGGTGAAGGCCTGGACGACTTCAAAGAGTACAACCGCAATCAGTTGTTAACCTCTGGCATCGTTAAGCCGCGTAATGAGAAAGAGCTGCAGATTGTCATGCAGGCTCAGCAGGCAGCAGCTAACCAGCAAAATCCTGAAATGGTTCTCGCTCAGGCTCAGATGGTTGCGGCGCAGGCTGAAGCACAGAAAGCAACGAATGAAACGGCGCAAACTCAAATTAAGGCATTCACCGCACAACAGGATGCAATGGAGAGTCAGGCCAATACCGTTTACAAGCTGGCTCAGGCCAGAAACATCGACGACAAAGCCGTCATGGAGGCTATCCGCCTGCTTAAAGACGTGTCTGAGTCGCAACAATCACAAATCCCCACATCGCCACAGTTACCGGCAGACTTAATGCCGAGTTAATCAGGAGTAATCAATGGAAAACGAACTGATCATCGACGGTCAGGTTATTGACCTGTCTGAAAAACAGGAATCAGCCGAAGAAGCAACCACTGAAAAGCCGCAACCTGAGGAGAAAGTCCAGGAAAAGGAAGAAAAGGTGGAGGCCGAGAGTGAACAGACCGATGAGCCGCAGGAAGAATACTCCCTGCGCGTCGGTGATGAGGAAATTCCACTGACGGAAGAGGATGACGATCACGTTGATGGTCAGCCTGCGCCGCAGTGGGTGAAGGATTTACGCAAAGGGTTTAAAGAGACACAAAAAGAAAACCGTGAACTGCGACGCCAGCTTGAGGAAGCTCTAGCCAAGCCAGCGGAACAGCAACCAACACAAACACAATCAGATGCTATTACACCAAAACCGACGCTTGAATCGTGTGACTACGATGAAAAGGCGTTTGAGCAGGCACTGACTGACTGGCATGAGAAAAAGAGCCGTGCCGAACAGCAGAAAAAGCAGCAGCAACGTCAGCAGCAAGAGGTTATACAGCGATTACAGCAGCGCCTTGAGAAGCATAACGAACGTGCGGCCAGACTTCCTGTTAAAGACTATCGGGAGACTGAGGAAATTGTTCGACGTGAACTTCCGGCCATTCAGCAGGAAATCCTGATCCATGCAGCAGACGAGGGTTCTGAACTGATTGCCTACGCACTCGGGAAGAACCAACAACTACGCCAGCGTGTAGCCGCTGAGACAGACCCAATTCGCGCAGCATTCCTCTTAGGCCAGATTAGTAAGCAAGTTAGCCTTGCACCGAAGCCTAAGAAAGCCCCAAAACCAGAGCCGGAAGTTCGTGGTGGCGGTGCTGATGCGAAACAAGACGACTTCAACAAACTCTGCCCCGGCGCAACAATCGAATAGGAAAAGCTAAATGGCTACCAATAACAAACTAGACAGCAACGTCAGTCAAATTGTTCTGAAAAAATTCCTGCCGGGCTTTATGTCCGACCTTGTTCTCGCTAAAACCGTAGACCGTCAGTTACTGGCAGGTGAAATCAACTCCAACACTGGCGACAGCGTTAGTTTTAAACGTCCGCATCAATTCTCATCCCTGCGTACTCCCACTGGTGATATTTCAGGACAAAATAAAAATAACCTGATCTCAGGTAAAGCTACGGGGCGTGTAGGTAACTACATCACTGTTGCTGTTGAATATCAGCAACTGGAGGAAGCGATCAAGCTTAACCAACTGGAAGAAATTCTCGCGCCGGTTCGCCAGCGAATCGTTACCGACCTTGAAACAGAGCTTGCTCACTTCATGATGAATAACGGTGCGTTGTCACTTGGTAGCCCCAATACTCCAATCACCAAATGGTCTGATGTTGCGCAGACGGCATCTTTCCTGAAAGACCTCGGCGTTAATGAAGGTGAAAACTATGCTGTAATGGATCCATGGTCTGCACAGCGACTTGCTGATGCGCAGACTGGTTTGCACGCTTCAGATCAATTGGTTCGTACTGCATGGGAGAATGCACAGATCCCAACCAATTTTGGCGGCATTCGCGCACTGATGTCTAATGGGCTTGCCTCTCGTACGCAGGGGGCATTTGGCGGAACACTGACAGTCAAAACACAGCCAACTGTTACCTATAACGCAGTTAAAGACTCATACCAGTTCACTGTAACATTGACCGGAGCGACAGCCAGCGTTACAGGTTTCCTGAAAGCTGGTGATCAGGTTAAATTCACCAATACCTACTGGCTGCAACAGCAGACCAAACAGGCGTTGTATAACGGAGCCACACCAATTAGCTTCACTGCAACGGTTACTGCTGATGCTGATTCAGACGGCAGTGGCGATGTGACGGTTACGCTTTCTGGTGTTCCGATTTATGACACTACAAACCCGCAGTACAACTCTGTAAGTCGTCAGGTAGCGGCAGGCGATGCCGTATCTGTAGTAGGCACTGCTAGCCAGACAATGAAGCCAAACCTGTTCTATAACAAGTTCTTCTGTGGACTTGGCTCTATCCCACTGCCGAAACTGCACAGTATTGATTCTGCTGTTGCAACATATGAAGGTTTCTCCATCCGCGTACATAAATACGCAGATGGCGATGCCAATGTGCAGAAAATGCGTTTCGACCTGCTGCCGGCCTATGTGTGCTACAACCCGCACATGGGCGGGCAATTTTTCGGCAATCCATAACCATAAGGGGCTTCGGCCCCTTCTTTTTGAGGAGACAAAATGGATCGCATGAGTGTATTTCTTACCGCTGATAACGAAGCCGGTTATGTTCAGGCAGTTATTGCAGAAAAAGACTTCCCGATTTACGAAAAGCTAGGCTTCGTTGCATCAGTAGACGACCTGAAGCCAGCAACCAAGCGCGGACGTAAGGCGGCAGATAATGGCAACGACTCTGACAAAGGGTGACATCGTACTTTTCGCTCTGAGAAAGCCAGCAATTGCATCAAATGCGTCACTTACCGATGTCGAGCCTCAGTCAGTAGAGGACGCCATTCAAGACCTCGAAAATATGATGTATGAGTGGCAGATTAATCCTGGCGATATCGGCTACCTGTTTGCGGCAGATGGCGAAGAACCTTTACCTGATGACGATTCAGGATTGCCTCGAAAATACATGCAGGCTGTGGGTTATCAGCTGATGTTGCGCATCCTTTCAGATTACAACCTTGAACCTTCCGCCGGAGTTCTGACTAACGCACAGCGCTCATACGACGCGCTTCTCACCGATACGCTGATAGTCCCATCGATGCGCCGGCGCGGTGACTTTCCAGTTGGGCAGGGCAACAAGTACGACGTATACACAGCAGATCGCTATTACCCTGGCGACTTACCGCCAATTGATGGTGATGTGCCAAATCCATAGGTGAGTAAATGCCGATTCAGCAATTGCCGTTAATGAAAGGAGTCGGTAAAGACTACCATAACGCCGACTATATCGATTATCTGCCAGTGAATATGTTGGCAACACCGAAAGAAGTCCTCAACTCATCGGGTTATTTACGCTCATTCCCCGGCATATCCAAGCGCGGAGACGTTAACGGTGTATCGCGTGGTGTCCAGTACAACACCGCTCAGAACGCCGTATATCGGGTTTGCGGTGGCAAGCTGTATAAGGGGAATAGCGATGTTGGAGACGTTGCCGGGTCAGGCCGCGTATCAATGGCTCACGGTCGAACTTCTCAGGCAGTAGGTGTGAACGGTCAGCTTATCGAGTACCGATACGATGGCACCATTAAGACAATGGCAAACTGGCCTGCAGACAGCGATTACACGCAGTATGAGTTAGGCTCTGTTCGGGATATTACTCGCTTACGTGGGCGTTATGCGTGGTCAAAAGACGGCACTGATTCATGGTTTATCACTGACCTCGAAGATGAATCGCATCCTGACCGCTACAGTGCAGAATATCGCGCAGAATCGCAACCTGACGGGATAATTGGCATAGGTTCATGGCGAGATTTCATCGTCTGCTTTGGCTCGTCGACGATAGAGTATTTCTCGCTTACCGGAGCAACCACCGCTGGCGCTGCGCTGTATGTCGCACAGCCATCGTTGATGGTACAGAAGGGCATTGCCGGAACATACTGTAAAACGCCATTCGCTGACTCATATACATTCATCAGTCATCCGGCTACTGGCGCACCTTCCGTCTACATCATCGGGTCAGGGCAAGCTTCACCAATTGCGACGGCCAGTATTGAGAAGATTATCCGCTCATACACAGCTGAAGAACTGGCGACTGGTGTAATGGAGACTTTGCGCTTCGATTCTCATGAGCTTCTGATTATTCATCTCCCTCGTCATGTTCTGGTTTACGACGCATCGTCAAGTCAGAACGGACCGCAATGGTGTGTGCTGAAAACAGGTTTATACGACGATGTGTACCGCGCTATCGACTTCATTTACGAAGGAAATCAGATAACGTGCGGCGATAAGCTGGAATCGGTGACTGGGAAATTGCAATTTGACATTAGTAGTCAGTACGACAAGCAGCAAGAACACCTGTTGTTTACGCCCCTCTTCAAGGCAGATAACGCCAGATGCTTCGACCTCGAAGTTGAATCATCCACTGGTGTTGCTCAATACGCTGACCGCCTGTTCCTGTCTGCAACCACAGACGGAATCAATTACGGTGGCGAACAGATGATTGAGCAGAATGAGCCGTTTGTGTACGACAAGAGAGTTTTATGGAAGCGTGTAGGTCGTATTCGTCGATTAATCGGATTCAAACTGCGGGTAATCACCAAATCACCAGTAACACTATCCGGGTGTCAAATTCGTCTGGAGTAAAATATGGCAGACCCGTCACTTAATAATCCTGTCATTATTCAGGCCACTCGTCTTGATGCCTCAATCCTCCCCCGCAACGTCTTCAGCCGGTCTTATCTGCTCTACGTAATCGCGCAGGGGGCTGACGTTGGTGCTATTGCGGGAAAGGCAAACGAAGCAGGGCAAGGTGCCTATGACGCGCAGGTAAAGAACGATGAGCAGGATGTTGAGCTTGCAGACCACGAAGCGAAAATTCAGCAGTTACGCATCGACGTAGACGACCATGAAATCCGTATTACTGCAAATACCAATGCAATTGCGACGCTGGATGTCAGACTAACCACGGCTGAAGGCGAAATAGTCACCTTACAGGCTGATGTCAGCGCTCTTGATGGTAGAGTGGCGACGGTTGAAGGAAATATTTCTGCATTGCTGGCTGATTACGTATCGAAAACAGCCACCGCAACACAATCGCTGGCGTCACCTCTCAACGTGACAACGTCCTATTCAGTTGGCGGTACTAAAGTTATCGGTGCTCGACAGACCGGATGGACAGCAGCAACAGGAGCTGCGCTTCTCGGTGCATTCAACGCTAACCAGGCATACACGGTCAGTGCCACATATACGCAGTCTGAGGTATCAGCTATGGCTACCGGATTGCAGCAGGCGCGGCAGCGTATCAAAGCTCTCGAAGATGCAATACGAACTCATGGATTGATCAACTGATGATTACATTCACTCCCACCCGAAACATCGACCTGATAGAAACGGTCGGCAACCATCCCGACATCATCGCCGGGAGTAACAACGGTGACGGATACGACTACAAGCCTGAGTGCCGCTATTTCGAAGTGAACGTACATGGTCAGTTCGGTGGCATCGTGTATTACAACGAGATTCAGCCGCTGACATTTGACTGCCACGCCATGTATCTGCCTGAGATTAGAGGATTCAGTAAGGAAATCGGGCTGGCGTTCTGGCGATACATTCTCACCAACACCTCTGTTCAATGCGTCACTTCGTTTGCTGCACGCAAATTTCGCCACGGTCAGATGTACTGTGCAATGATTGGCCTTAAGCGTGTAGGAACCATCAAGAAATACTTCAAAGGCGTGGATGACGTGACGTTTTACAGCGCCACACGCGAAGAACTAATCGACTTCCTGAATCACGGGAGATAAACATGTTATATGCATTTAAGCTGGGCAGAAAACTGCGCGGCGAGGAGCCTTATTGCGCTGAAAAAGGCGGAAAAGGTGGCTCATCAAGCAGCGGAGCAAAAGAGGCCGCAAGAGCAACACAGTACGCCGCAGACCTGCAAAACCAACAATTCAATCGTGTGATGGAGCAGTTGGCACCTTACGCCGCCGCAGGTTTGCCGGCTCTCCAGCAGATTCAGCAGCTGTCAACACTGGAAGGTCAGAACAGTGCTCTCAATCAGTATTACAACTCAGACCAGTATAAACAATTGGCTGATCAGGCTCGCTATCAAAGCCTGAATGCAGCGGAAGCCACCGGAGGTCTTGGCTCTACAGCAACATCAAACCAAATTGCATCCATTGCACCAACGCTCGGGCAGAACTGGTTGTCAGGGCAGATGCAAAACTATGGCAACCTGTTAAACGTTGGTCAGTCTGCGGCAGCAGGCCAGGCATCGGCAGGACAGAACTATGCAAATAACGCAGGTAATCTTGCACAACAGATGGCGGCTATCCGCTCTCAGGGTTCTGGTCAATCCACGCTTGGAAGTGCCATTAGCGGGGGTACGAGTGGTGCGCTTGCAGGTGCTGGTATTGCAAGCCTGTTAGGTACTTCCACGCCATGGGGCGCTGGTATCGGTGCTGGTATCGGATTGCTTGGCTCACTCTTCTAAGGAGTTATCGTGGCTACATTTCAACTTGCTGGTTTGCCGTCAATGCAGGTGGCAAACCAAAACGCGCCCGGGCAGCCATCACTATCAAACTACGACTTTAGCCAGCGCCCAAACGTTGGAGTTCAACTTGCTCAGGGTCTTGGTGCAGTTGGTCAGGCAATACAGCAGAATGAGGCTGCTCAGAGGCTTTCTGACTTTCAAAAAGCTTTCGGTCAGGCTTATGCGGCAGGTGATCGGGACGCCTTGCGTCAACTTGCAGCCACCAATCCAGACCAGATTGAAACAATTCGTCAGGGCATGGGCTTTGTTGATGCTGACAGAAATCAGGCGATGGGCGATATGTCTGCACGATTGAATATTGCCGCCGCTCAGGGGCCTGAAGCGGTGATGCGAGAGCTTGCCACTCACCAGAATACACTGCAGCAAATTGGCGTATCTCCTGAACAGGCGTGGCAGACATATCAACAAAGCCCTGAAGGCTTCACGCAGTTAACAGACCTTATTGGGATGCACGCGGTAGGACCAGAAAAGTATTTTGATATTCAGGACAAGTTGACAGGTCGCGAGATTGATCGAGGTCGACTTGCTGAAACAATCCGCAGCAATAAAGCAGGGGAAGGACTTCAGGCTCGCGGGCAAAATATTACTATGCGCGGACAAGACATGTCAGCCTTTACAGCCCGCCGCGGTCAGGATTTGGCAATGCAAAGGGCAAACGCCAGAACGATATCAGGAGTTGAGGGGAATCGGGTCGTTCAGCTTGCAGATGGTAGAACAGTCAACATTGACGGAAAACTTCACGGCGCAGGGGCTAATGCATTTTACGAAGGTATTGACGATAACGGCAATATGGTTCGTGTCCCGGCAAGTGCTATTGCAGCGCCTCCAACGTCTGCAGCAAGCGCACAGAACTACGCGATGAAGAAAGACATTGACGCAATCGCAAATGCAGATGCTTCTGCTCTCGATTTCATGACTGGCATGACTGGCGGAGCAGGAAATCCGGCAATTGGTGCAGATGTTCGCAGCCGACTCACAGGCAAAGAACAACGACAGTTATATAACTCCGCACAACGTATTCAGGGAAGAATGCAGAATCAGGGCGTGGCAGCAGCAAGAGATATGGGCGCTAGCGGTATCAACACCATTGCAGAAGCGAAGATGTATTTTCAGGGGATGCCGCAAGTAGATTACTCTAGCCCGGAGGCTATGCAGCAGTCTATTCGTGAGATTCAGGAATACACCAACAATTACAACCAGCAGTACAATGTTGATGTTGGTAAATCGCAGTATCAGCAATCCCAACCTGTACAGAAATCACAGCCTGCATCCAACAGCAACTTTTCTTCACTATGGGGTGATTAATGGCTAAGGCATGGAAAGACGTTATTGCCTCTCAGCAATATCAGGCATTGGCACCAGAACAGAAGGCACAGGCTCAGGAGCAATACTTCAATGAAGTGGTTGCACCTCAGGCAGGCGATCAGGCTGAGCAGGCTAAACAGGCTTTCTATACTGCGTATCCGGTGCCGTCAGCAGAGCCTCAACAGGCACCGCAGGAAGCACAGCCACAAGATCGGGGGGGCTTCCTTTCTGACATCGTGAGCGCGGCAGCAGAAACAGGACGCGGAATGCTTCAGGCTGGAGTGAACCTGGCAAATATTCCTGCATCGATGGCTGATGCGGTTGCCAGCGCCGGCGCGTGGGCTGGCAAGCAACTAGGGTTAGGCGACGGAACTTATCAGCCCGCTCCTCGTGTTACTACTGAGGGGATTGCTCAAGATTTTGGTCTTCAGCAGGGAGCGCTAACCCCGCAAACAACAGAAGGGAAAATCTTCTCAGAAGCATTGCCCTATCTAACTCCGGTAGGAGCTGAACGTATTGCGGCGCAGGCTCCAACCATTGCCGGGAGGGTTGCACAAGGAGCATCTCGCTTGCTGGCAGAAAACGCAGTTGGATCTATGGCTGCAAATAGTGTGCAGGACAACCCTGAGGAACTCGCCACTGACCTCGGAACTGGTGTTGTACTTGGTGGGGCGATTAACCAGTTAGGTCGTGCCGCCGGCGCTGTATATCGTGGTGTGCGTGGTGCAATCTCTCCTGAAGCACAACAGGCAATCCGATTTGCTAACTCCGCAGATGTGCCATTGCACACAACCGATGTTTTGCCGCCAAACTCACGAGTCGGGCGCATGGCTCAAACAACGGCTGAAAACATCCCATTTGCCGGGACAAGTTCAATGCGAGCTAATCAGCAAGAAGCTCGCAGTCAGTTGGTAGATGAATTTGCATCACGGTTTGGTGAGTATGATCCGTCAATTGTTATTGGCAGCCTGAAGGCAAAAACATCAGGAATTCGGAAAGCAGCAGGGAACCGTCTTGAGCAAGTTCAGAGCGCAATGACAGGAGTCAACATTCAGCCAACGCGAGCAATTCAGCAGATAGATGATGAGATTGGAAAACTGCAAAAATTAGGGCAAGTTGCCGACACGGATACAATTAGCAAACTTCAGGCATACAGGAATGAATTGGCTAAAGGTGATGTTAACCTGGAACAGTTAAGCAGACTGAGAACGCAGTTTAGGATGGATGTCAGTAGATTAGCCCCATAGATCACCAGATACTTCGCCTCTCTTAAAATAAGAGGTAGTCTTGGAACTATGTTTAACAC